CTGCAAGATCGAGTTGAACCGATCCAACTCCAGCTGCTTTCGCAAGTCCAGCCCAAAGTGTTCCGTCGCAATCTTGGGCAGATGGCCATCCTGTTTTTTTATCGAACTTTGATTGCGCTTCAGTAACCATTTCAAGATAGCGGTTTTTAAGGATCGCATATGAAGGAAATTCCTCGATCTCTGGCCTCTTGTCTTTTTTGCCGCACGAAATAAAAAATGATAAACTAAAAATCAGAACAGCTTTCATTTTAGTCTCCAATGGAAAAAAGTGGAACCCCGCCCGAATTACCGAGCGGGGTTTTGTTTTATTTGATCTCGTAATGAAAAGACCAATGCCAATTTGTTGCCGTAGTAACAACGGCAGTGAAACTTAAAACGAGCCAGTTGTTTGTTGTGTCCGCAGAAATCGTTCCGACGTTCTTATCGAAAATATTTACACCAACTCCCATTGCGTCGTCTGCTGCAGAAAAATCAGAAGCAACAGGCGGATTTAGAGATATGGACGCTGGACCAGTTCCTGCAGCATCAATATCAAGCGTGATGTGTCCAGAAACGTATTTACCATTTCTTGAATAGAAGCCCTTTAAGTTCGTGCCAGCATCGACGTTCGACCCTGCCTGAACTCCTGGGACCCACTGCCCAGAGTAAACAACTCCGTCGCCTTCAACGTATGGATTTACTATCCCTGCGTGTGTTGGAGAAGCACGCTCAACACCAACGGAAAGACCACGTGCAATTTTCATTACGTGCCAAGCTGTAGTTGAAGTGGTCTGGTCCCACTCTCCGCCCGTTCCAGAACCGTCGCTACGAAGAGTTGCAAATCTTCCAAAAACAATGTCCAACTGCTTTTTGTTTCCAACAACAGGTTCCCATCCTATACCTACAGTATTTGTAGCATTCGCTCCGTACTGCCAAAGCTCGTTGTAAGCAGCGTCAAGACCAGCGTTGTTAATTGGAACCACGCAAGAATAATGCGACCAAATTCCTCGGTCTTTTACACGAATTAGAATTAGATCGTTGTCTTGGATATCAGTGTCAAACTCGATTCTTTTTCTTCGAGACTGAGTTAAAGCAGTCACGCCAATAATTCCTGCGGCTCCGTCGATTCCTTTGACAAAAGAAGTTGTATCGTTAGCATCCGCAGAGTCAGAGTTCGAAGCGTATTCTATTTCTGGCACAGTCATAGGAAGAGTGTGCATTCCTCTCCACTGTTTAATTGGAACTTCAATGTCGAAAGAAATAACCGCACCGTTAGAAATTACAGCGTTCGCTACGTCACCATTAAAGAGCTGAGAGTTAGATGAAGTAGTGAAAATTAACTCGTTGTCGTTTCCAGTTGCCCAAGTAAGAACGCCGTCGTAGCTAGAACCGGAAAGATCTGTTGTGGGAGTAAATAATTGTTTGAATTTTCCGTAAATATGCTGGCGTGTATCTCCCAAGCCGCCAGTTGAATCTACCTCTAAACTGTTTGGAAGATTAATACCAGCTGCGACAACACCGCTCAGAGTACCAGGAACAACGTGTCCTTTTAATTTAAGATTCGGGCCGTCTTGCATCATGATCGCTGCGTAACTGACAACCGTACCAAGACCGTTGAAAGTTAAAGTTGCGTCCTCCCAATCAGAAGACGTACTTCCTTGCGGAGCAATTGCAGCCGGTCCAATTACAAAATCATCTACGTACACATCAAGTGCGTTTGCATTTGTGGATGCAACGTGGATCAACACACGGTAGCTCGCTGAATTAGAAGCATCAAAATACGTGTGAAATCTTCCTCGGAAATTTGCAGGAAGCTCAGATATGCGAGGAGTAATCAACGCAGCGTTAGTCACGTCGTAAATATAAACCTTGTAATCACCCTGCACGTAATCAGGCGCAGCAGAAAGCGAGTCCCAGAGAAAAGAAACCTGTTCTGTTTGCGCATACCTGTATCCACGAGGAACAGGAGCGGCGAAAGCCCAGCCCTCTCCTTGAGAATCCGCAGCAGTTTTACTGAGCTTCAAATCAGACGTTCCGTTAAGCGGCGTGGTTGTGTTGCGTGCAAACGTAACTGTTGGAGAACCTCCAGTACCGTCAACAGGCACCGCTGAGCCGTCGTCGTATGCGGAAACTCCGTCTGTAGTTGCTTCGAAATCTGTGTTCTCAAAAAAGTTGACAGACCCTGCGCCAGATCCGCTACCAGATCCAATTGGAACAAGTGCTGTACCGTTCCAGAAATAAAATTTCTTTACGTCGGTAGCGTAGTAAATCGGCCAGCTGCTGAGATGGTTTGTATTTGTAATCGCTTGCAAGTTTGCGAGCGTGTTTCCAGGAACAATTAGTCTTGGAGAGGTTGTGTCGTTTGCGGCAGCAGTTGTGTCAAGTCGGACTCGCTTATTTTCAATGGTTTGAACATGAGCACGAGTAATAACCTCCTGCTCAGAACCCAGCGCACCAGCTTTGAATTTTGAAGCAAGGGCATCTTCATAAGCAAAGCTACCAGACGTCCCAGTGCGTTCAACTGTAAAACCAGCACCTTCCGCTGAGGCATCGTTTCCACCGTCGTTTAAAAGAATGTTGTGATCTTTTACGTTCAAGTTCGTGGTATCTACTTGCGTAGTCGTACCCTGAACTTGAAGGTTCCCTGGAATAACTACAGTCGAATTCGACTGACCGAGCGTCATCAGATTGGCGCCGAGGTTTGCACCGATACTCATGTTTCCAGAGGCCGGAGCGTTCATCACGTTGCTAGACTCCCAAACAGCAATGTGGCCGGCTTTATCTTGGAAGGTCTGCGTGCGGTTTGCCTGCGCAGCCGAAGCAAGAGTCAAAACAACTCCCGTCGCTTGACCTGAAAGATCTTTTACGATGAGCTTAGTTGCGTCTGCAGGGTCTTCCTCTACCCAGCAAGTTCTCCAAGAACCACCGGAATAAGATTTGAGCGTGCGCTCAGTGGTGTCTACAAAAACGCTGCCGTCACCAGGAGTCCCATATGCGGCCTCGTTTGGATAAGCCTCTAAGTTAGTCGTGCTGGTTGCAAGGGTAAGATCGGTAGGTGCGCCGATGTTAGTACCTTCTGGATGCTGAAGTTTCTTTGCCGTACCTGCCATGGTTATATTCCTTTCAGATCTGTAGCTTCGATCGTTGTTAGTTTCGGAGATTTATCTATGCTGATAATTTTAACATCTTTTACCTTAGAAGTACCAAGAATGATGCCGTTTTCAAACTGCAAATCCGTATTGATCTCCGAGTCAATATCCTGAGTGGCAGTCGCAAACTTATACCTCACCGATCTTTCCGATTTGAAACTGATGTGCGCATCAATTCGGTCAGTAATCGTTTCGAGAAGGTGGCGGAAGCGAACAATGTTTTCTACCGTGTGAAGGTGTTTTGCCTTCATGTTGTCTCTCGTCTCGCTAGGAGAAGGAGATACGGAGGTTGCCTGAAAACTAGAGTTGTGCGGGTTGTAAGAGATTATCTGCGTGATAATGTCTTGATACTCAACGTTTGCCTGAGTAGTGTCGGCAAGAGTTAAGAACACGTCTCTGACGTCTGTACTCGTCGGAGTTGCAAGTAGGTTGTATTCCAATTCGAAATCAGAGTTTATTTTCAAAAAACCAAGCGTCGAAGCGAGCAGATCTTGAATGTATTTTAAATACATGTCGTAATCTGTTTCATCAAAGTACGGGATTGAAAACTGTGCGAAAGCATCTAAATCCAAATCCGCTTGAGTAAAAGAAGTGGTGTCGGTTGGAACGCCAACGACGTCGCAAATATCTTGAATGATTTGAGCGTGCGTCTCTGCCTCGTCGTTTGACGTGCGGTATGAAACCTTATGCTTTGCTGGGTCTAAATCTCCAAAAGCAAAAACAGATTCGAAGTTGTTCACGAAAACAATTTCAATGAATTTATTTCCGCCAGAGGTTGTAGATGAAGAAATTGTGTAATCTCTTCCGTACCTAATAACCGAGCTTTCATTATCGACCGGGTCAAAAATAGAAAGCGCAAAACTAGGAGTTGCGAGAATAGTTACCGTATTGTTTATCCCAGCGGTTGGATCCGTCACGATTATATCGTACGGGTTTCCTAGATACGTGAAAGCTCCAACGTGGGTCACGATCCCGTATTGATCCGATCCGTCGTTAAATCTAAATGTGTCTCCCACACGCACGTTCGAGTAAGAAGAAAATTTTATCGCATGGTCTGTTGCCGCAAAGTTTACGACGTCGTCGATCGTCCCGTAGGTTTGGATTTGAACGTCACCTTTTTGGCGGCATGCACCCCAAGTTCTGTTGGTCGTATTCGAGACCGCTTCCTTTGAAATACAAATGGCCTCGTTGCCATCTGTAAAATAATATTGGTCGGGAGTTCCAGCAAAAGACCTGACAAGAGTCGTAGTATACCTAGAGGATTTTCCTACGACGTAAGGAACCGGCTTGTCTCTTCCCTTATCGTCTACGTCCGGAAATCCGGAAGCGCTATAATAAATTTCATCGACGCTGTCACCCATCGTTGCCTTGCTTTTAAATTTATTAAAAACATCGACGCACGTAATGACAACGTTGTTTTGATTGAAAACTATTTTTTTAACAACACCGTTAAATATCTTTTGAATATTTGAGACGTCTGAAATGCACATCCAAATATTTACTTCTTTGTTAAAAAAAGAATCTTCATCGGTCATGAAGTTTTGAAGCTGCTTGTCCTGATTTATTAAAACAATATCGGTGTCGTTTATTGTGAAAACACCCGCAAAAATATTATCTATCGATTGAAATATACTTGGATAATTTTGAATTAACGGTTGCCATTCACGCAAATTTGTATTGGGAGTTTCTGGATCCTCCCCAATAACCCTTCCGATAGTTCCGGTGTAAAATAAGTAATAAAAAACGACTAAAACGTTACTTGTGTCGTTGGGAGCAGACGCCAGCATTACTTGCACGAGGCCCGTCGTCTCGTTTTGATTCCATTCGTCGTTGCTTGCGGGAGTGCCAGAAACTTTAGTTAGTGGAACACCATTTCTCTCCAAACGGTTTATAGTAAAGGGAAGAGTAATTTCATATAGACCCGCATTAAGAACTGGAAGGATATACCTTGCAGGATTCATACGAATCAGAAGAAATCTCTCCGTGGCGAGTTTTTCTTTTTCCGTCGCTATACTCATCTGATGCCCAGTATCCTTATTCTGGCTCCAGCTTCTCCGGGGCCGTCAAGTTGATTGTTTACTTCCGAGTACCAGTCGAGGTTGATCCCGCAGTAAAAGGAATCTCCTACCCTTGCGTACCCTTGGGTCTCAACCGACATGTAGTAATTTACGTTTGGATTTAGAGGATACCCGTCGAAGTTGATAGGAAAAATTCCCGTCCAGTTTTGCGTGTAAGCTGTCGGCGGATCTGTATCGTTATTGAGAAGCGTTGCGGCTGAAACTTCCTCCCATTGCGAGCTGAAGATTGGCGACTCTTGCAAATCGTTTCCGTAAATGTGCATGCGAATTTGATAAGGCGTGTTGATGATTCCAATTTGAATCAGCGTAATAACAAACTGCTGCAGCTCTAGACCTACGGATACGTTGAAATATCCAATGCGGGTAATTTGGTCCGAGTTGAGAGAGCGGTAATACTGAATGTGCGGAAATTGTTTAAACGCCATTAGAAAGCCTCCCGCATTTCAAAACTGAAATTGTAATAGTCACGGATGATGTGCTCAAGAGTAGGTGATCTTGTCATAACAACAAACCTTGTCAATTCTTCAAGACTTGCAGTTACTTCAACCCCCGGATCTATGGAAACAAAAAACGGCTCACGTGTTCCGACGTCGTAAAAAAGCTGTTCTATCTGAACCCGGTCCGCACCGTTTAAAAGCTGAATGGATGCGTTTTGAATCGTCAAATACCTAGGACGCTTTTCGAAAAAGAGCGCCCCGTTTTCTGATTGCAAAATGTTTGAAGGATCGGTGAGCTCCTTAGTAAATCCGGTCGCCAGATTCGTGAGCGTCACGGTGTTGTGGTCGCCCACGTAGATGTAGGAAATTTTCAATCCCTCGGGCCCTAGGTAGTTAATCCTGTCGATTATTTCTAGCTTCCAGAACCTGTAGGTGCTGTCGTTTTCGTCGTCCAGCATCTTCATGGCCGAGATGTCGCCGATTGGAATCGTAATATCTACGGGAGGAGAGTCCCAAAAGTCGATGTTGTTTGCTTGGCATTTTACAAGGGCTGTTTGAGAAAGCGTGAATATTTCGTCGATCCCTGATATTATCCCGCAGAATGTGGCTTGTTGTGGAACTCCCAAGTCACATTTTACCCACTCACTCGTATGGTTTCTTGACTCGTCCGCTTCGAAAGGCGACGACATAATGTCAGACGTCCCCGTGAAGCCCAGCATATCCCAAGCAGCATCAGTAGTCTGAGATTTTCTGAGTACTGCCGTTCCAGAAGAGCGTGCAACGGTGAACTTGAAGGTGGTGGTGTTTGCATAGGTGCACGTCCAGTTTGAAGAGGAAGCGTTTAATTGGGTTTGGATGTGCGAAGCAAGAGTCGAGTAAGTATAAGAGCCAATAGTAAGAGTAATAGTTTTGTTAGAGCCATCGTTGATATAAATCTTGTTGTTTGCAGCCGTTACTTCGAAGTTTCCCGCAGGCTTCCACACCTTTGATCTCGAAGTGTTAAATACATTTGTCGCAGGAAAAGATGATTGCTGCGACGAAAATGTAAACTCTGTCTGCAAAAAATTATTATTCATGAACCTTATTTTTTTGGCTGTCATGCAGTGAGCCTCGCATTATTTCTTGAAAGTTCTAAAATGATATTAGCAAATTCTCTGCCGCTTACCTGCACGGATGTTTCCACGGACATGGGGTCCGAAAGCTTCGTGAGTATTTGAGACAACAAATTTGCTACGAGTAAATCCGATTCACCGCCGCCGCCCGAGGCTTGACGGTCGAGGAACGCAGATAGGCGCTCGGTATCTCCCGGAGGAATAACCAACTCGCCCGATGTAAGACGGGCCGGGAAGCTATCATTTGGAAAGCCCGTTGGAACCTGGCCGCCCTCTGCAAAACCTAGAGAGCTACTAACGCCGCCCACGGCACCACCAATGGCGCCGCCAATCCCGCCAAGGATACCTCCTCCACCGCCGCCAAATATTCCGCCAATGCTTCCGCCGATATCTGGAAATTTGAAATTATTTAGGAAGTCAATAAGACGGTTCACCGGCTCGAAAAAAGCATTCTTTAAACGATTTCCGCCGTCCGCTATGGCGTTGCTGATTCCTCCGAAAATATTCTGGAACCCGTTCACGATGGTTGCGTATAGGCTTCCAAAAATGGCGCCAAAGCCCGATACAATCGTAGAGTATAGGCCGCCAAATACAGCGCCAAACGCCCCCACAATCGAGCTATAAAGGCCAGAAAAAATGGTTGTAAAGGACGACTGGATCCTTGCACCGAAGTCCGAGCCTATCTTGTTTCCAAGGTTGCTCGCAGCCGCTACAAAGCCCCTGCCAATGGCCTGGCCAATAGAGACCGCTGCCGTTGCAAAGCCTCGAACCACGCCCTGCACAAAGGCCAAAGCAACCCTCGGCATCGCCGCAATAAGTGCCTTAATAATACGCTCTAGACCACCGTTGACCAATAAAGAGTCAACAAGCGCTACCGTAATTTCAGGCATCAAAGCGATGAAGCCTTCCACAAAGGCGAGAACGATCTCGTCGATGTTGTCGGCAAGCACTTCGATGATTCCAGGAAGGGCGTCTGCAAGGGCCTTAACGATCTCTGGGATCGCTTTGAATATTTCCTTGATGATGTCAGGGAGCGACCGCAAAATCGTTTCCAGAAGCGGCGCAACGGCGCTTGCTAGCGCCTTTACGATGCCTGGAACCGCACGGATCAGAGCAGGGATCGCCCGCTCGAAAAGGTTCTTCACAAGAGGCTCAAGTGCGCTGACTAAAGACTCAACAATCTTTGGCAAATTATCGGCTATCGACACCACGGCGGAGCCAATTGCGCTCCCTAGTTTCGCAGCAAGATCGGGAAGTTTCTCAACAAGAGAATTGATGATGCCCGGTAAAGCGTCAGCTAATTTACTAAACAGCTCTGCGCCCTCTTCAAATATCTTGAGAAGGTTTTGGGGGAACTCTGCAAACTGCTGTATAAAGCCTAGGCCCTGCTTAAGAAAGTCGCCCGATATAATCCCTGCCGCAACTTTAGCGCCAGTCTCTAGGGCGTCGACAAAGCCTTTCGCAACGTCGCCCACCGTGAGCTTTTTAAGGCGCTTTTCTAGAGATTCCGTGGCGGACGTGAAGGCGTTCTTAAGGCCCTTTGTGATGCCGGAAGCGTCTCCGCTGAAAGCCGCCGATAGGGCGTCGGTAATATCTCCCGCCTGGTTTTCGATTGCGTCTACGAATTCTCCGATAGTGAAGTCGCCGATAGAAAGGTTTTCAAGGGCGAGCGCACGTTTTTTGTCGGCCATCTCCACGTACTGGTCGATTAGCTTTTCGTTCTCTTCTGTGAGTTTTCCAGAAAGACCTAGCTCAATCTTTGCGTTCGCAGCGGAAATAGCTGCACGCTCAAACTCTGCGTCGATAAGCTGTTTTGCAGAGGCCTCTTGTTTTACGAGCTCTTTTGTAAGCTCTTCGTTTAGATTTTTGATCTTCTCGAAAGAGCCTTTAAATTTTTCACGTGTCGCTTCTAGCTCTGCAATCTCTCTTTGCTTTGAAGCCTGCTCTACGTACGTGTCGATTAGTTTTTGATTTTCAGCGTCTAGTTTGTTTGTAAGCTTTAGCTCGGTCGTCGCACGTTCTGCAAGCGCCAGCGCACGCTCGTACTCTTTCTCAGCAAGCTGAGCGGCCGTGAGAGTTTGCTTCTCGTATTCCTTGGTAATATCTTCGGAAGCCTTCTTAAGGCTTTCGAAAGATCCCTTCACCTTTTCACGTTGCTGCTCTACCTCGAAAAGCTCACGAACTTGTTTCGCTTGTTGTTGGTAGACCTTTATCAGCTGTTGATTTTCAGCGTTTAATTTTCCGGTAAGCTGAAGCTCTTTAGTCGCCTTGGCCGCTAACTCGTTTGCACGTCTAAGCTCGGCGTCGGCTTGCTGCTCTGCTGTGAGGGTAGATTTTTCGATTTGTTTTTGAAAGGCTTCACTGCCCGATTTAAGTTTATCGAACGAGCCTTTGACTTCTTCGAGAGCATCTTTCGCCGTCTTACCGAAGTCCTTAGTTGCCTTTTCTGCATTCGAAATTCCCTTTGTGACCGACTGAACGTTGCTGTCGATACCAGTCAGACCCTTGATGGAAGCTTCCGCAGAGTCAGAAATCTGAATCAGAGAAACGCCAAACTGGTCCGACTTAGTTACAGCCTTGTCGAGTGCGTTGGTTACAAAGTTCTGCGTATTCTTGTCAAGATTTAAAACCGAATCTTTGATGTCGGTTAGGTTATCTTTTAGATTTTTACCGGCTTGGTCTGAAAACTCCTTGGCACCTTTTTGCAGGTTATCAAGAGAAAATCCTAGCTTTCCAAGCGCCTTTTCCGCACCAGGAATCGCTTTAATAAAGCCGGCGGTTGACTCTATGAGCGTACTGTAAACCAAAACAACGGCGTTCAGAAACTCTCTGAAAGGAAGCGTAGCAACCTTTAGCGCAAGCTCTACGGCGTTGCCAAAGAAAATAAATCCTTTGATAAGCTGCGATACCGCACTCGCAACTTGAGAAAAAGCTGCGACAACAAAAGCTCCGAAGCGGATGAAGGGCGGAATAAGCTCGGCTGCGAATTTAATGGCAGTGGATACGTACCCTGCAAGCTCTTCCTGGTTGTCTTCGATAAACTTCGCAAGTTTTCCAAAGGCTTCTCCAACGAGATTCAGCGCTTTGATCACGACCGGATTTTGGGTAATGACTTTTCCAAGCGACTCGAGAACTTCACCGAATTGATTGCGTGCTTGCGTTAGTGCGCCACTAAAAGTACCGCTTGCAACGTTTTGCGCAAAGCCTGCGTACTGTTCTCCAACGATACGAATCGCTTCGCCGTTCTTTAGTTGCTCTTCCGTTAGGCCTTTGAGGGCTGGGATTTGTTTGGCGAGAAGCCCAGTGCTACCTGAATACGTCTTTCCAAGAGTCTCAACAGCAGAGTTGAGGTCCGTGCCCGTGCGGGCAGCAAGATCAACAGCAGCCTTCGTAAGCTCCTGCGCCTGCTCGTTAGTAATATTGAATGATTTAGCAAGTGCAACGCCACTGACAACAGCGTCGTCAGTAAACGTAGTAGTCTTTTGGATCTCAGCAGCGAAGTCCGCAACTGAATTAACAGCCTCATCACTGAACTCTCCCGTCTCGGCAAATGCTGCTGCTAGGTTTCGGATGTTTTGATCCGCTTCAGCAGCCTCGCCAACCGCATCTTTTAAAACGTCTCCGAATTTTTTAACGCCGTCGACTAAGGCGCCTGCAGCGAAAAATCCAAAAGCAGCCTGGAAACCAACGGCAAAGTTCTTACCGAATTTTTGAAACCCGGAGAGCTCTTTCTCTGCCGTTTGAACCGATTTTTTAGTGGCGCTTTGGACGTTGTTTAACGCATCAATGAGATCCTTACTGTCTACATCGAAGGTTAACGTGACTTTATTTTCGTCTGCCATTTTTCGGTTTCTCCTTAGACTTCTTATCCTGCAAAACATCTATCTCATGGTCGATGAGGATAAAGGCTTCCGCAGTCCACGTATCCAGTTGTTCTAAGTCTGTTGTGAATCCGAGCTTTGCTAGACGTTTTCTTTGAATATATTCGCTGACAAGAATCGAAGCTTCATTTTGCAGGGTTGCCCCTGCGTGGAAGGCAGCTCTCACTGCCGTCTTCAATGAAGCTTTTAGACGTTTCCCATCTTAAAGCCGTTCAACAACAGACCGCCAATCTCCATGAGGACCGTGCTGCACTCTTCGTCGTACTGCATGTCCTCGTAAGATTTAATTTCTTCTCCCTTGGAGTTTTTAAGTGAAACCGAAACGTAGTGCCCTGCTGAGATCTCAACTAGCTTTGCGAGAAAATCTAATTTCTCGTTTGCGGCGCCCATTTCTACTTCGCCTTTTTCGCTGAGCTTAAAGCCTGACTCTTTCATGTAGCGCATTCTCTCGTTAAATGTTGGAAGGCGAAGTACAACTTCACCAGACATTTTCGGATTTTCGCCCTTGCACAGCGAGGGCACAAACGTAACGGTTTTCACTTAAACATTCTCCTAATGATTAGACGAAGCCCACGAAAGCCTCACCCTCACCATTCGAATTCACATAGCCTGAGAGTTCGAGTGATAGAGCGGCAAGTCCGTCTTGGTCTTCTACGTTGAAAGACGTAATAACTGCAGTTGGAATGTAGAGCGCTCCACACTTTCCTGCAACCCAGTTTCCACCGGATTTTTCGCCGAATGAATACTGGAATTTAACGTTGGCATTGGTCTTAAACTTGTTCCACTCGCCAGCGTCGTATTGCTCGAGAAGAGCAGTAATCGAAACAGTAACCTCACGAGAGTTGATGATGGATCCGTCTTTACCAGAAGCCGCACAAACCGAAAGGATATCCGACTTAGGCGTGCTGATGTTGAAGGATACGCTGGACGCCTTGAAGCAAACATAGTCCGCTGTATCGCCAAGCATAACTTCGTTGTCTTTTGCAGCCAAAGGATCCGCTACGTCGTAGGTTGGAGAAACTGGCGCAGCAAAAGAAACTGCGTTGTCGCGCATGTCACCAGTGCAGGCAGCAGAACCAGTGTCGTCTGCAGCAACGCTGAAGCCGATTTTATCACCGATTGTGTTTGCAGTGTTCGCACCAGTGTTCCAAAGAAGCTCAAGAAGAGTTCCGGAAGTAGTGATTTTGAATTTACCGTCTGCGTCTTGGTACGTAACAACCGCTGTCGCAGCAGAAACTGCACGCATTGCGGTTTGAATCGCAGCAGCAAGATCGTGTGGGTTGTTGTAAAGCTTCGCAGCAACAACTGCCGCAGCAACGCCGTTGTCATCTTCGAAATCTAGGTAACGGTCAGCAGATGTGATGTTGATTGGATCGAAATAGAAAGACACGCCCTCTAGATCATATGATCCGTTAATCAACTCGCCCGCAGAGATATCGAAAGAAGCAGAAGTGACTCGTGCTCCAGCCATAACTTGAAGCGCTCCGCCGTTTCCAACGTAGTGCCAAACCGAAAGAGTTGGGTGACCAGTGTTGATCGGGTAGTAAAGAACCGCACGACCAAGGTTTACTCCCGTGCCAGGGGCCATTCCCGTAGGAAGTTGGAAGCCGATGGTTAGGTCGTCTCCTGAGATGCTGTCGATACAGCGGATTCGGTACCCGTTCACGCCGTCTTTAATCAAAAGCGGTTCGCCACGTTGGAAAGTTGCTCCTTCACCAGTGTCAACTTTGATGACGCTGACGGTAGAAGATGCAACGGTGTTGTATTCAGTCGACGCAACTGCTTCTGCGCCGAGACACGCTTTTAACAGCGGGCCAAAGTTTGGTGCGGTTGCGACGACGCCGCTTGCTCTCAGGTAGTGAGAAAGGGAAGCGGATGGGTTTTCTGCACCCTGAATCGGCTTTGCAGTACCGATAGATGCTTTTAATTCGGCATTTTCCAGAGTATCGAACGACGGTTCCATAGAGAAATCGTCTTGCAAAGCTACGAACTGGGTTGCCAATGTAGGGACAACAGGCGTTCCTTCTGTGGACTCAGTGACGAGTGCCAATACGGAACTTCTTGTTTGAATAGATGCCATTTTTTAAACTCCTTATTTAGCTATTTGGGTCTTCCATGTATTCAACTTCCAAAAACAGTTCGATGCTCAGAAACTTCAAGCCTCCGATATCGAGTGGAACAATCCCGCCATCGCCTAACACGGTTGTCTTAATGGCTAAACCGTCCAATCCTGAATTTAAATAAAACTTTTTCCACAGCATATTAACATCCGCACGAAGTTCCGCATCGATGTTTTCACGGGCATCAATGTTGTTTTGCGTGGTAGTTATCTGCTGCACTAAAAGTATATTATAACTGCGTGCCCAAGTCACCTGACAGCCCACAAAGCGTTCAGTGTTAACTCCAGCACCGGTTGCAATACCGAAGCCCTTTAAAAGTTGGGGCATAATATTTTGATCCGGGGTGTAAGGATCCGACAGACGACGATAGATACTCGGTAGGTTCGCTACACAAATATCACGTATTTTATCAAAAATTTCATCGTCACTTGTGGCCATTACCGTGTCCCAAATCCTACTTGAACTGATGTTTCTGCTGGCTCGAGTTTACCATCTGCATTTAAATCGACACCAAAATTCTTCATGTCCATTGCTTTCTTGAAGCTCTCGGCAGCAGCTTTTCTCATATCGAAGTAAGGTAAACCAAATGCCGTATAGACAAGCTCTGCTACTTTGTGACATGAGGCATCTTTAAAAAGATCGTAATCTAAAAGTTGCGATCTGGCTTTAACAATATTTCGCTTTTGCAAGTCTAAAACGACTTGTTCTGCAGCCATAAAGTGCTGCTCGTTCCAGTTTGTTTTCGTCCCAGACGCTTGGAGGGGAGTGTACCCGTCCAGCATGTTTTGATTTTTAAGATCAGGGTAGAAGCTGTAAAGCTCCGTGTCGGTAGAAAACTTCTGGCCGATGTAGGAAAGCTCCGTCAAGACGTTGACGGTCACGCTCCACGAAAGACGTACCCAGAACATGTTGTAAATGGTGGTTCCTGTAAGCCCTGTGACGTCGTTAGAGCGCTGTTGGTAGTCCCAGCCCTTATCTATGTTGGTGTTGAAACGGATGCGCCCAGAGTTGAATAGACCGTTTGTGCCGTCCATCAAATCAACCACGGGAACCCAAGCGTTTGCGTACCAAATCTCTGCGCTTAAAACGGTTGCGACGTCGTTTGCAGTCTTTACTTGAAACCACAGGTTATTGAATGGAAACGAAGACCCGATGTAAAGGTACTCGCCGGTAGCGTACGGAAAAACGTAATCTCCGGTTCGAAAATCGTTAAGCTTTAATGAAACGTCGTTAAGCTCGTGCAGAACTCTTTGTTGTTGAATCATTTGCATTTTCCTTTCTCGCAGGTCTCGTTGAAAACAACTGGAGGAGGCGTTGGATCAATGGGCTCCACTCTTGGCGGAGGAGTTGGAATCGGTGGTGCTGTTGGCGCCGTTTTTTTCATCGGAACTTTTGATTTCCATAAATTTATTTGATCTTGCGACAGCTGCGCAAAAGCAATATTTGAAATGAAAAACAAAAATAAAAATTTCATTAATTGGTCTCCAAGCAGTGATAGTCCCACTGGTAAGTAGTTGCTGCGACGTCGGCAGTCGCAAAGTTAAGAACTAAATTAGTTGTTGTTTTGGTCACGTATAAGTTAGTCGCAGCTTGCGCAGCGTTTGCATTTACTGCGGTGAGCGTGCACTTAGGAGCGTCGCCGTATGCCACGTTAAAAGCGACTGCACATTGAGCCCCACTTGCCCAAGATCCTGATCCAGTAACGAGTTCAACAGTGCCAGCGGTATCGGTTGCTCCAGACACTGTGCAGGTCGCACCGGTTCCAGCATTTCCATCCACAGTTGGTACTGGTGCAGTTGTTTGATCAGATTTGATATGTCCATTTAAAATCTCCAACTTGACGCCTGATGAAACTTTTTGAGAAACAGTTCCAAGCGCAAGCTTACCCATAAAGTTATCTGCGTTAGGATCTCGAACTTTTAAAAACCAGCAATTAGTAGAACCGTCGCAAAAATCCTGCGCAGCAATATCGGAGTCTTGAATACCAACTCTATTTGTGTTTGTAATTGACCCGCCAAAAGATGGAAGACCAACAATTTCAACCGCAACGAAATCGGTAAGAGTCCCGCCAGATCCTGCAGGGACCGTAGCGCCGAGTAAAGTAGCACGGTAAACGGGCTGAGTGACCCCAGTTCCAAAAGCAATTTGGTTTAATATTCCCGTCCCTGTTAATCCAAGACCAAACCCGCCCGCAGCAATGGTATCGTCCAAAATTAAATTGTTTTGAATGAGAGTCTGAATCACGTCGACTCCAGTTGTCAGAGGAGATCCGCTGTTAACTTGAGTTGTCACCGTGAAATTATTTCCAATATCAATCGTCCCGTTGTCGAAAGGAAGAAAAGTACTAAATATATTTGAAAGGCCGCCCGTGACGTCCATGGAGCGAACGTGCTGGGTAGTTGAAGAAGACGTTTGATTGGTCATGTTTATCCGTAGACCCTGAGCGTCGTCGTCTACGTTTGCATTCATATAAATATCAAGGCCCGTTGACGTTCTAGAATCTCCGTCGTTGGTTATTTGAACCCCTCTAAACTCCTCGTCCATATCCGCTTGGTTGTAGATGTTTAGGCCATTGAAGCGGTACGCAGTTCCAGTCGATTGATTGCTGATATTGATAGGGCTGATTCCAGTATTTGTGTCTGGAAGGTCGTGCTCGTTGTTAAAATTAAAGCCGAAAAGATTCCCATACACGCTCTTTGTGCCGTAAGAACTTGCGTCAAAATGGATCACGTTGTTTCCATTTCCTGTGGTGCCTATGTCTCCATTTACGTACGATCCAAATCCGGTGTGAGATCCTTCGACGTCTCCGCCTTGAGTCGTTAGAATCCCGGCAGAGTTGTTTGCAACATCTCCGTTATTTCCTAGCTGCAGCATCCTGAAATCTGTGCCTACGGTGCCAGTGGAGTTATTGAAACCGTTAAGCATCACTAAGCTTTGAGAGATCGTGTTGTTGTTGGAAATATTTAAAAGATTGCTATTGCCTGTGACAACGTCGTCTGAATTGAGATTCAATCCGTAATAATTTCCAACTAAATTTCCGTTGGAATACATATTGTGCAGGTATTTATCGCCCGTCACATCGGATTGTCCAGCTGTGA